GGTTGGGATTGCTTACCTTTGTATCATCATTCAACAACAAACAAATAAAAAAATGAATCTATCATCAAAAAAATTAACTGAAATCCCCTCAGAAGTATTTGAAAATACAGTCGGGTTGAATCGTTTGGAGTTATGGGACAATGCGTTAACTACCATACCCTCCAAAATCGGTAATTTGACCGATCTCGAATATTTAGATTTGAGCGATAACCAACTGACATCACTATCCGTTGAAATCGGAAATTTGAAAAACCTGACGGAGTTGGGGTTGAGCGATAACCAACTGACCTCGTTGCCTGTTCAAATGAGTAACTTGGAAAAACTGACGATTTTGGATTTGGCCAATAACCAATTGACCTCGTTACCTGTTGAGATTGGACAGTTAACCGAGATTCGATATTTGGGTTTGGGTAGAAACCAATTGACCGCCCTGCCCGCTGAAATCGGAAATTTGAAGAACCTGAAAAACCTGATTTTATGGGGGAATCCAATCCCACCAACCGAACAGGAAAAAATAAAATCGCTCTTACCGAATTGTACCATTTATTTCTAAACGAGTTGTTAACGGTATGTAGATTGTCCTTATCTTTGTGGTACAAAACAGCAATTAATTGCTTACCATCATTCAACAACAAACAAAAAAAATAATTTTATGGCACTTTACAAAATTACAGAAGACGGATTTCTTGGACTTGACGAAGATTCCATCATTGAAATTCCAGACAATGAAATCAAATCGCTGTACAACTGCTATGAAGCAGTGTATGTCAAGGATGATGAAACCGATGAATTGGTTCTTTATCGCAACGAATCAGATTATTTGATCGACGAAGACGGTGATCTCGTCAATTGTGACGTGTTTGGTATGCACGGTGTATCCGACATTTACAGTTCAATTGATCTATTTGACGAAGATGGCGGCCCTATCACAAACACGTCAGGTTGCGAGTGGGAGTGTGACGTATATTTTTACCACGACGGACATAACTGGCGTGGAATCATGCTCAACTCCGATACCATCGACGACGTTCCGTTGGAAAAGGTAGAAGATTGGGACGGTGAATATGAAGTCGAAGAATTGCAATTTTATAGCAGGGGACGACGGGAGTGTACAGTGATCGGTACGAATGGAAAACAATATATATATCATCAATCACTGTTTGCTGGTAGTTTCGACTACTTTGAAGAAATATAAAAAATATGGATATTAACACTAAAATATTTTTCTTATCTATTTTTACATACGTGTTGATGTTTGGAGGTGCATTTTTATCATTTTATGGCGTATTCAAACGACCTACAAAATGGAAATTGTACTGGATCGGACTCGTCATGGTTTGGACAGGATGGATACTGGCCATTTCTTTACCTTTAATTGCTATTAAATTATGCTTATAAATGATATTTCAACAAGAGATCATCCGTATATGATGGATATGTGGCTAACTAACCAAGACACGTGTATAACGTTGTATATGTCTTGTAAGGAAGGTGACGAAGATAAATTGTATAATTCGTTACCGTTATGGCTGACAAACCTTGGAAAAATTCAAAAGACCCATATGGGTATTTTCATCACACTCTACGAAAATTATGAAGAATATAAATAAAGGGGAACTTGAAGCCGCAATTGCGGCCTATGATTTGAAAAAAATCACGCGGATTTGTCGTGATGTTCCAGAATTGAAAGGTTTGATCCGGGCAATAAGACTCGAAAGGTTATATGTACACAACATGATAGCCACAAAAACCCGACAACACCAGTACCCCAATTACAAATCCCACGAAATAAACTTGTTTACTGAAATAGTAAAAGCGATAAAATTCTCAAACTAATCAAATTTTTATCGTTACTTTGCGTTTTTACACTAATAAAAAAAGGGGACGGCGTTTGACGCTATCCCCTTAATTTGTTTATTTTACGATGTTTTCAGTGAATGTCTTCGATTTGTTCGCCTGATCCAAAAACACCTTGGACGGCGTAAAATCTACCACATATCGTTCCGGTAAAGACCAATCCTTACCTCCGCCCAAAACAGTTTTTCCTGTTCTTGCCGCACGTTTTACCAGTTTCAGTACACCGAGCGATTTAAGTTCAAGTCTGGTTTCGGTCGCAAGTTTGTCTGCAAGCAACGTACACAGACCGTCAAAAATTTCTTTAACGGTATCCGAATCGTGACCTGTTACGGCTTCAAGATCGGAAAGCAATTCTTTAGTGTTATATTCTGCCATTTTTTACTGTTTGGTTGGGTTGATGAAAGATGTTGTGCGTGAACCCAAAAACAAGCCGATTGCCCACAATACCCATTCAAGTATCTTTTCGTCAACCGGGAACACACCTGCGTCAAGTGCATATTTCAAGCCCGTCAAAAGTGCGGCAACAACCACAAACAGAACGGGTGAACTTGTTTTGAATTTGTCGATGAATTGTGCAAGAAACCTGCTCAAAAAATCTAATCCCATAATTTGTTTCCTTGTAATTTTTTTTTAATTTGTTTATTCGTATAGTGCATAATCGTAACTGATCGTCACGGTTGCCTGTATAACGTCGTCCGTACCCCTGTCCATGTCTCCCCACGCAACGCTCGTATAGAACGCACCTACCAATGTCCACGTGGCAATCGGTGTTTCTGCCGGAGACAACAATATGAGTTTCATATCGTGTTTATAGACAGGTGCATATGTGTCCACCGCTGCCTTTGTTGCTTGGTGCTGTTGGAGGTATCCCCACAGTTCCTTTGCGGTTATACCTTCAAACTGATAGCATTGTAGGGTTATGTCGTCCCAACGGATTTTACCGTGAACCTTGAAGTATGAGTTAACATATTCGACGGTTACGGGTGTCGTTTGTGCGGTCGGTTGACCGGATGATCGTGCATAGAACGCCGCTTCGCCCAATTTGGACGTAGTTACCATGTATCTAAACTGTAACTGCGGGTTGTATTTTTCTGGTGTTAATACTCTTGGCATTATTTACTCCTTTATTCTGCGTTGTCCACAGGGAACAATGCACCTGTCGGTAATACAAGAAAATCGACAATTACAAATTCCGCTGTTTTTGCGGGTTTAAGATAGATTTGGCAACGCATTTCGTTACGGTCAATAACGTCCGGGGTGTTGTTGCGTTCGTCGATGATGATACGGTAATCGTAAAGACCTTGTTGGTTTTGTACGCGACGGAAGTACGGGTCGGTCAGTTCAAGGAACTTGCTTCTGGTTTCTACCGTATTGTTTTCAAATACAAGATATTTTACCGTATATGCAACGAACCTTTTTGCGTCGATCAACAAACGCCTTACATTGATCCTGTCAAGGGCCGAACGTTTTTTCTGTAACGTTTTTTGTCCCCACACACAGATACCCTGACGTGCAAATGTGGCGATAGGATTGACGGATTTGATATACAGGTTGTCGCGGTCGTTTTGCGTCATCATGCGTTCGGTTTGGGCTACCCTGTCCAAAAGTCCACGGTTGAGACCTGCCGGAGCAAACCACGGATGTGCGACCAGATCGGTAAACGAATATACCGCACTTACAACGGCACTTGGCGGAACCCAGATGTTTCTGCCCAAATCCGCATCGGGTATCTGACACCACGGATAATACATTGCAGCATAGTTCGTGTTCCTTTGTTCGGCAGATTGCTGTGCCTGTCCCACAGTGGAACCCATTGTGGTCGGGTCGATCACATACATGATGTCACCACGGTCTTCGCACATATTGATTGCACGTGTGATAATCTGTGAATGTGCGGAACAGTTGTCAACCAAACCGGGCGTGAACAACAGGTTGATGTCATACTGGTCTCGGTTGGCCAAAATATCGATAGCGTCCTGATATGCAGTTTGACCATATGAAGATGAACCGACATGGAAGCCTTGTGTGTTGAAGTTCCAGATTTTTTCGTTCATCGCACGTGGATGTACGACGTTACCTTCACTACCTCCGGCAAATGTACCCGAAACAGCCGCTGGTAAAGAACCTGACAGACTAACGTCGCGGATAGAACCGTTCGAGTTCAAATAATTCATCGTATTTTTTACGTCTTCGATCCGGATGAATCTTGAACGGTTGGCAAACGAACCGGAACGTTCCAAGTACGGAGCACCCGAACTGTCATAACGTAGGGTAGATGTTTGGTCGCCGATAACTTTTGTGATATAGTTCGACGTGTTCGGGTCGAGGCTCAACTGTGTATATTGTTCCAACACAACTTTTCTACTGTTGATGTCGTCGCCCCTACGGATGTAAAGGTCAAACGTACCACGGTCTGTATCCACGTTTGCAACCTCCCACCTGATATTGTATTGTGAACCCGAAACCAATGCACTGTTTGTCGTTTCGTCGGATGCCTTACCGGAACCCGAAATAGCCGCTAAAGTCTGACCGGAATTGGTAATTTCACCGTCTGTAAGTGCAACGATTTTGAATGCGGTGTCACCTGCTCCCGTAAATACTCCAGACGCGTTCGATGTTTTGTTTACCACATACGAATATGCAGGTTGATAGTTACCAGCCAATACCCGCACAACCGTACATACCTGACCATATCTTAAATATTCTTCGACGGTGTGGGTCGTCAGGTACTTGTACATTTTTTCGCTTACGCCCGAACCGGACGTGAACACGTCACCGAACCACCTTATATAATCCGAATAGGTCGAAATGGGGGTCGGGGTCATTGCTGGGCCTCGAACAGTCGGCCCTATGACCGCCGCTCCAACGGCAGGAATTTCGGCAGGTAAAAAGGAAAGATCAAATTCTCTCGTAAATACACCCGGCGAAATGAACACGTTTGTGTTTGCCATTCATTCTCCTTTTTGTTTGTTTACTATAAATATGTTTTAAAAATATAAAACGTTATTGGTTTGTTAATGGTGTTGTGAAAAATAAAAGAACACTGTATCTTTGTAGCATCAAACAACAAATAAATAATTATTTATGAAAAAGATAACAGTAAAGATTAAGCCCACTACATTCCAACAAACATATCATTTTTACCAACCGCCCGGTACATACTATACATTCAATAACGTAGGTTCTGGTTGGGTGGACATGAATTACATGTATGGTATTGTTCGGGAAAAACACCGCAAAAAAGTAATATCTCGTAGGAAAAACGTCGCAGGAAAAACGATTTCCAAAATCGAACCTGCATATTGGAAAATTTCTGTTTACAAGTTTCCGAAAAACCTACTGGAAGCGATTGGAATGGAATTGATTCAAAAAACTCGGCACTTTGTACTCAAACAAAAATAATAAAAAAATTCCACACTGTACGTTTTGTACCTTGTGGGTTTATTTTTTAGTAGAATATTTCTTCTGTACTTTCGTTCAAGAAATCTACACGTTTTATCGAAAACGCCTTGGTTACGTTGCTTATCTGATAATCAAATTCGTTTCTTAGGTAAGCATCGACTTGTAGGGATATGGTGGTCTTTACCAACCTGTCTTCTCCGGGGACATTGACGGTTTCGTGGGTGAACCCTGACGTATAAGTTGTCCTGAATGAATAATAGTCTCCCCATAGATGTCCGTTCAACGGTATAAGCATTTGGACTATATTGTTCATCTGTTCCTGTAAGTCTGTCCAAACCGTCATTTGATAATTTACCCTGACATAATCCGGTACGCTTACCAAGTGTATTTCGGTAGAATATTTTGTAAGATATTGTCCAGCAACCCTATCGTATTGCATCGAACTTGTTTTTTTTGGAACATAACGGAGGGTGCTTGCATCGTTCCATTGACCGAGTTGGTCGGTAAGCAACGCAAACCTGTCGTCCGGTTGGGTATCTGTCCTGAGCAACGTTATCAAAGGTGCCATAACCTTTCGGTTGTTGTCGCGTAAATATCCGAACTGCCTTATCTGTGACCATTTTTCACCGTTTGCGAACATCACGGGTACCGGAACCCTGTTGTCGTTATCCAAAACAAAAAGTTTTACATTTTCTGTTAAATGATAGAAAACGGAATAGTCAACGTCGTATAACCCGACCTTGGGTACCTTTACCGTGTCGTTGTCGCGTCTTGTGTCATATGCCCTGTTTTGTTCCGAACTGTAATATGCTTCGCCTTCTTCAAACGGTCTGACCATTATATGCTCCTTGTTTGTCCTATGTTGACCTGACTCAATCTGGTCAAATGTGTCTGTGCGACCACCGAAATGTTTTTACCGAATTGCCTGTCGTTTCCCGATACCGTTATCGGATGGGTTTCGTTGTTCCTGCCCATGAAATATTGGGTGTTGAACGCATTGTCCACTTCGTAGAACCGTTCGTCAAATTTTATGATGTCGCCTTCCGATATAAAAATATTTTTATCCATGAGATCATCTCTCAAAAACGCAAATTTGACGGTTTGGGTCAGGTCTATCTGATCGCCGATGTCGTTGAAAGACGCTTCGTCCTTCAAAACGTTTGCAAACATCCTGACAGGTGCGTAATAAATTTTTTGTGCCGATTCTCCGTACAGATTGACCTTGGTTTCGGGCAATGCAAGTTTGTACAAATCCACTTCGTTTGAAATGTATTTGTTGAAAAGTTCACGGGTGATCGAACCTATGAGCCTTGCGTCGTTTGTCGAACCGAACAGTGGCATTTATAAAGAAGATTTTAAACCGGAAGCAAAGACTTTTTTGGCCTGTTGGACGTGGGTTATGGTAGTATCCACATATTGTTTTACGGCAGAATCCGGTGGAAGGGTTCCTTGAACCGTCATAAGTTCTTCCAACACGGCAGAAAGGCTTTGGGCAATGTATCGCATATCTTCCATTTGTTTGGATTTGACCAACGGTGCTTCTGTTATCAACGATTTTAATTTCATTTTATGCTTGTTTTGTTTGCGTAGTTTTTCAACACGGTCATAATCGAAGAATCAGACCTCCCCAAAAATTTCGTCACATCTTCCACGATGACCCCGTTTACCGTCACTTGGTTGTTTTTTACCGACAATGTGGAGCCGTTGTATTGTTTGTTGAAATATTTGTTTATTTTTTGGAGTTTAAGTGTCTGTGATTCGGTCAAAGGTACGGATTCTTTGACTTGTGTTTTCATTTTTTGTCCGAGATGGTTGAACTCGTCCATTTTACCGAACAGTTTTTCGTAGTTTTCTTTTAAGTTCATTTTTATTCCTTATTTTGCATAAAATTTAATAAATTCAATACCAACAGATTCGTAATTTCGCCACGTTGTACCCAATATAAACGTTTTAGTCTTGGGCTTGTAATATCCAACCGCTCGTCCACTTGTTGTTATTAAAAATAATTCTACGTTTGCTGGTGGTTCTTGTTCATCTACCGAAATGAATTTTAAATTGGGTGGATTTGTTGCTTCCATCATAACTTCGTTAACGATTTTACGGATTTTGTTTTCTAAGATTTTTTTTGTGT